GTTATCAAGAACCTTGATGACTTTTTATTGAAACCTTTAGGAGAAGCTTACTATCAATGGAATATGCAATTCCATGAAGGTGACTTGGATATAGAGGGAGATTTAGAAGTTAAGGCAACTGGTACTAATAGTTTAATGCAGAAAGAAGTTAGAAGTCAAAGACTTACTATGTTCTTACAAACTGCACAGAATCCAACTATTGCACCGTTTGTTAAAGTTTCTAAATTGGTTAGTGAACTTGCCTACAGCTTAGATTTAGACCCAGATGAAATTCTGAACGACCCTGAAGAAGCTGCAATCATGGCACAAATAATAGGAATGCAAAATGCTGGACAAAACGTTAGCGAAGAAACTGAATCCCCTGGTCAACCATCCCCAATGGGAGGGGTTCAGGGAGTACCTGGAACACCAGCAGGCCTTGATAGTCAAGGAACTGGTGGCGGCACAATCGGAACAGGTAATGTACCGACTCCAGGGGAAGATGAATTTGCTGGATAACTTAGAAAAGTTACCAGAGAAAATTAAAGAAGCATTAACTAGAGGAGAACAATAATGTTAGATTTATTAGATACAATTTTAAAAATAGTAGGCGTAGTACCTTGGATAGTTTCAGTCTGTTCAATGATTGCTGCTTTAACACCTACACCACACGATGACAATTTAGTAAGCAAAGCTTACAAAGTTATTGATTGGTTTGCCCTTAATATAGGAAAAGCCAAGGAGAAATAAGATGGCAAGTATTTTATCACCAGACGACATACAAGGTTTACCTAACGAAGGACTACAGAAGCTTGCTAAAGAAGCACCTGAAGTAGTTAAAAGAATGGGTTATGAAGAAGGTGGTGTAGCTATTATGATTGCACCAAAAGGAAAAGAAATGGATGAAGAGATGCCTGAAGCAAAACCTTTATCATCTGATGAAGAGATGGAGAACAACTATTTAGATTTTGTTGTAGAAGAATCTCTTTCCGAAGGTGAAGAAAAATACTTACTAGAAAAATTAGAACAAGATGACAGACTAAGCATGATTTTTGATAAAGTCATGGAAGTCGCAACAGAATTCGCTGGGTCTGGTGCTGTAGAAGGCCCTGGCTCAGGAGTCTCTGATTCGATACCTGCAAGGTTATCGGATGGAGAATTTGTCTTTACTGCGAAAGCTGTGCAAGAAATCGGAAGTGACAACCTTCAGAGAATGATGGAAGAAGCTGAGATGAATGCAGATGCTCCAATGGAAAGACAAGCCAGACGTACTGGTGGGAAAATAGGGTATATGATGGACGATGTTCGTAGGGACACTTTTGGTTCAACTGACCCTGAAAATATTTACGACCTCAACAGAGCAGAAGTTGAAGATACTGAAAAGAGAATCGCTGATGAGATGATTGCAGGTGGTATACCTATCAGATAAATTAACCGTAAAGCTACCTACATTACGTCTGTAGCCCTTTACATAAATCACCAGAAAGGCTACCTTTACAACAAGCCCTCTAGTCGACATAGAGCTACCTTGTAAACAAGCCCTGAGTAAGGAGAGAAAAATGGCAACTAAACAAGTCGCACAAAAAGAGGAACAAGCCAATCCTTATAACCAAAAAAAATCTTGGCATAAACCTGATACAACTAAGTTTGTTTCAGCACATGATAGTTTATTCTTTGAAGAACCTCAGAATAAATTATTTGACAGTAACGACATAACTCAAGCTGAGAATGTTAATACTGAGGAGTTAGAATCTAAAAAACAGGAGATATCAACAGATACTCCTTATCAGAAGGCTGACTGGAAAAAACGTTATGATGACATGAAACGTCATTATGACAGTAAACTAGAAGAGTGGAAAACTAAAGAACAAGAGTTGTCACAAGCAGCGAAAGCTCAGTATCAACCTCCAAAGTCTTTAGAAGAACTTGAACAGTTTAAACAGGAACATCCTGACTTTTATGCAGTTGCAGAAACTGTAGCTCATCTACAAAGCAATGATAGAGTTCAAGATTTAGAACAAACTATTGCAGACATGAAGGGTAATGAAGTTAAGATGAAGAAAGGTCAAGCTGAAGTTAGATTGAGAGAAAGACATCCTGATTTTGATGATATCAGAAATAGTGATGACTTTCATGGTTGGGCTAAGACACAACCTCAATCTATTCAAGATTGGATTTATAGCAATGCTGAAGATGCTGACTTAGCATCAAGGGCTTTAGATTTATTTAAAAAGGATTTAGGCATAGAACTTCCGAGTGTGAAGCCTATTTCTCAAAAGCCTGTTCAATCTGCTGCTGATATGGTGTCAACTAAAACAACAACTGTTGACCCTAAGCAAGAGAGAGTATGGACAGAAAAGGAGATAAATGCTTTGAGCATGGATGAGTTTGATAAATACGAAAGTGAAATATCAGAAGCTATGCAACAAGGTAGAATTATCAAAAATTAACAATTATTTTAACTTAAAGGAGAAAGTATCATGGCTCAATATTTTGAACCCTCAACAGATACCGATGCTAACTTTGCGAACTCCGTAGCAGGACAAAATAATAGTTTCTTTTTACCTTCCGTTTACTCTAGAAAGGTTTTAAACTTTTTCAGAAAAGCGAGTGTAATTGAAGCTATAACAAACACCGACTATGCTGGTGAAATTTCTGCTTTCGGAGACTCAGTAAAGATTATCAAAGAACCTGTAATCTCAGTATCAGACTATACTAGAGGTTCAGACACAACTGCTACTAAGTTGACAGACCAAGAACTAAACCTAGTTGTTGATAGTGCTAAAGCTTTCAAATTCATCGTAGATGATATTGAAACTAACATGTCACATGTAAACTTCAAGGAAATTGCATCTTCAAGTGCAGCTTATGCTCTTAAAGATTCATACGATGCTGCTGTGTTAGCATCTATGTTCGCAGGTATTTCAGCTTCAAGCCCAGACCATATTATTGGTTCTGATAGTGCTACAGCAGATGCAACATTGTCACATGCAACCAATTCAGTCGACCTATTAGGTTCTGACGGAACTGGTGTTGATGCATTAGACTTAATGGCTAGAATGGCTAGAAAATTAGACGACCAAAATGTACCTGAAGAAGGTAGATGGTTTGTCGCAAGCCCAGACTTCTATGAAGAGCTAGGCAAATCTGGTTCTAAGCTATTGTCAGTTGACTTTAACGCAGGTCAAGGTTCTATTAGAAACGGTTTAGTTTCAAGTGGAAAACTTAGAGGATTTGATATGTACAAATCTAACAATATCGCTGCTACATCAAATGCAAGTGGTAAAGTTATGGCTGGACATATGTCATCCACAGCTACTGCTAATACAATCCTTTCAACAGAAGTTATCAGAGACCCTAGTTCTTTTGGTGACATCGTGAGAGGCCTTCATGTTTACGGAGCGAAAGTTCTTAGACCTGAAGCATTAGTAAGTGCGTTCTACGTTATTGACTAATAACTATTCGGAGGGGTCTTAATTGACTCCTCCACTTTTAAGTAGGAAAAATTATGTACGGTAAAGATAAGAAAAAGAAAATGATGAAAGGCGGAATGGCTAAGAAGAAGTCTATGTATAAAGACGGTGGAATGGCTAAGAAAAGAATTATGTATAAAGATGGTGGGATGGCTAAAGCCAAACCTTGCTAAAATGAAAGGTGTAAAACACTACAAACGAGACGGTACTGAACATAAAGGCGGTACACATAAAATGCCTAATGGACATTTACATTCTAACAAGTCTCACACCAAAACAAGTGTAAGACTTTTTCACTTTAAAGATTTAAGTAAGAAAGCAAAACTAAAAGCTAGAGGCAAGAAGTAATGGCAACAACCTATTTAGAATTAACAAACCAAGCTTTAAGAGAACTTAATGAAATACCATTAACACCTGTTAATTTTGCAGATGCTGTGGGTTTACAACAGTTTGTTAAAGATTCTATTAATAGGTCAATTTTTGATATTGCCAATGCAGAACCTCAGTTACCTTTTTTTAGTGCTGGAGTAAGTGGAAGTACAGACCCTTTTTATGGAAATGTAACTGTGGCTACTGTAGCAGGACAAAGATGGTACAAATTAAAAGCTAACAGTACAGATATAACAACAGATTTTGCTTCAATAGATTGGGAAGATTTTTTTATTACGACAGTAGGTGTATCTGGAGAGTCTTCTCCATTTGTGTCTAAAGGATTAAATTTTATTACTTTAGATGAATGGACTAGATATTATAGAGACCAAGAAAATTTAGATGATGCTGACAGTCAAAAGCATGGTGAACCAAGTAGAGTGTATAGAAGTCCAGATAATAGAAAGTTTGGATTAAGTCCTATACCTGATAAAGCTTATAACATTCACTTTTATGCTTTTGAAAAACCAGTAGCTTTATCAGCTCACGGAGATACAATAGCTTTTCCAGACCAGTATTCAACTGTTATTACTGCTAGAACTAGATATTATGTTTGGCAGTTTAAAGATAGTCCTCAACAAGCAGCTTTTGCTTTGGAAGATTATAAGAAAGGTTTAAAACAAATGAAATCAAATCTTATGAATCCTCAACCTAAATCTATTACTGATGATAGGACTTACTTTTAATGGCAAACTCACAACCATTTACAGTAGCTTGCGAAGGTGGATTAATAAAATCTACAAACTCATTAGCTTTATTAAGAACTCCAGGATTTGCTACAAAGCTTAGAAACTTTGAAGTAGGTACAGAAGGGGGTTATAGACGTGTTAGTGGCTTTACTAGATTTGGTGAAGACAACGCTGTAAATCCTAGCGGCACAGATAAAGTATTAGGATTACAAGTTTATGCAGACGGAGTCATAGCTTGTGCAGGAGATGGAATATTTTTTAGTCAGGATGGAACTAGCTGGCTACAAATAAATAGAACAGGAGTTTCTGCTAGTGGAGATAATTACTCTACATTTACAGGTAGAAGCGTATTAGCTAGAACTAATCAAGGACAATGTACATTTGATATCTTTGAAGGTGCTAGTGATTTTGGTGATGTCTTAATAGTAGACGGAGCTAATAAACCATTCAGATTTAGAATGGAAGGAACAGGAGTTCTAACAAGTAGAACTTTTATAACAGAAGAGATTACAGTAAGTGGAACTGTAGCTCCAAAAGTAGGAACAATACACGACAAACACTTTGTTGTTGCTGGTGATTCTTCTCAAAAGAACGTTATATTCTTTAGTGGAGTCAACGAGATAAACAACTTTAGTGCAGCTACGGCAGGTAATATATCTTTAGAAGATGCTGTAGTTGGAATTAAAAGTTTCCGTAATGAATTATTTATATTTTGTAGAGAAAGTATTCATAAGTTAGTAAATATAAATGATTTAAATACAATAGCTATAGTACCTGTTACAGACAACGTTGGTTGTTTAGATGGACAAAGCATAAAAGAGATTGCTGGTGACTTAATATTTTTAGCACCAGATGGTTTCAGAACAGTTGCTGGTACATCAAGAATTGGTGATATTGAGTTAAGTAGTATTAGTAAACAAATACAGCCTTTAGTTCAAAAGATAGCAAAAGGAATAAATAACTTTACTATTAGTAGTGTAGTTATAGGAGACAGGTCACAATATAGATTATTTTACGTAGATGCAAGTGCAGACACTACATCTAGTTCTAAAGGAATTATAGGAACACTAAGACCAGGTTCTACTTCTAATCCACAAGCAGGATTTCAATGGTCAGAAACATTAGGCATTCAATGTCCAGCTATAACAGCAGGGTTTGATAGCCTAGGACGAGAAAAATATTTTCATGGAGATTTACAAGGTAAAGTTTATCTACATGATGAAGGTAATAGTTTTGATGGCTCAAATGTAATTGCTGAGTACGAAACTCCAAATATTGATTATGGAGACTTAGGAACATTAAAGACTTTACATTTTATAAAAATATCTTTTGGGCCAGAGGGTGAAGTAACTCCAGTATTGAGAGTTAGATATAATTATGATGACCCTAATCATCCTCAACCAGCAGATTTTATATTAGATAGAATACCTCCCCCATCACTATTTGGGGATGCTAAGTTTGGCATTGGAGCAGTTTTTGGTGCTTCAGAAAAACCGTTAGTAAGACAACAACTACAAGGGAGTGGACATAGTAACATGTTCAGAATCAGAAGTGACGATACAAAGTCTCCATATACAGTAAATGGTTTCTTTGTAGATTACGTACCTTCAGGCAGGAGATAAAAAATGGCAGGATATATACGACAAAGCACGTTTTCAGATGGCGATACCATCACAGCAGCAATATTTAATAATGAATATAATGGCTTAGCAAATGCTTTTAGCAATCAAACAGGACATAAGCATGACGGCTCAGCAGCCGAAGGCCCAGTTATAGGCGTTATTGGAGATGCAGGAGTAGTTGCTCCTCTTAATAAAGTATTAATAGATACTACAAATGACCACATTGAGTTTTACATAGATGATTCAAGTAGTTCAGTACAGCAAGCTTATATAGGTAATGGAGTTATCGCACCTGTCACAGATAGCGACATTGACTTAGGTACTAATGCTTTACGTTTTAAAGATGCTTACATAGATACAATAACTACAACAAGTAATGTTTCTGTAGGTGGAAACCTAACTGTTACAGGTACTACTACATTTAATGGAGGAACATTAACATTAGGAGATGCATCATCAGACAATGTTGTTTTTGGTGCAGATGTAGACTCTAGTATTATTCCAGATGATGATGATACATATGATTTAGGTTCAGCCACCCAGGAGTGGAGAAATTTATTTATTGACGGTACTGCTAATATTGATAGTTTAGTATTAGGTAGCGGTGAAACTGTCACAAGTATTCTTGATGAAGACGGATTAACTTCTAATAGTGCTAGTGCTTTAGCGACTCAACAATCTATCAAAGCTTATGTTGATGCTCAAGTAACAGCTCAAGACTTAGACTTTCAAGGTGACTCAGGTGGAGCATTATCTATTGATTTAGATAGTGAAACTCTTGACATAGCTGGTGGTACAGGTATTGACACAACAGGCTCTGGTAATACACTAACAGTTGCTATTGATTCTACTGTAGCCACTTTAACAGGCTCACAAACTTTAACAAACAAAACAATAGATGTAGATAACAATACGTTATCTAATATAGAAGTAGATAATCTTAAGTCTGGAGTTTTAGATACAGACATATCTTCAGTAGCAGGAACAGATACAACACTTGCTTCAGCTAAAGCTATTAAGACTTATGTTGATGCTCAAGTAACAGCTCAAGACTTAGATGCTACTACTGATAGTGGTACAGTTGCAATAGACCTGGATAGTGAAACATTAACTATTGCAGGTGGAGAAGGTATAGATACTTCAGGTTCTGGCAATACAATTACAATCACAGGTGAACTAGCTACAGAAACAAATGCTGGTGTTGCTACTTTTGATGGTACTGACTTTACAGTATCTTCAGGAGATGTAACTTTAAATGCAGAAAGAATACAAGATATTACTGGTGCAATGTTCTCAGGAAATACTGAGACAGGTATTGGAATTACTTATGATGATAGTGATGGAACAATAGATGCAGTAGTTACTTTATCTCCTTTTGATACAGACAATTTATCAGAAGGCTCAAGTAATTTATATTATACAGATGCTAGAGTAAGAAGTCATATCACAGGTTCGGAATTAGATATGGGCGGTAATAAAGTATTATTTGCTAATGTTTATTCTAATGAAGCTGATTTACCAAGTGCATCAACATATCACGGTATGTTTGCACATGTCCATGCAACAGGTAAAGGTTACTTTGCACATGGAGGTGCATGGCATAAATTATTAGATGAAACATCTTCTGATACTGGCGATTTATCAGAAGGTAGTAATTTATATTATACAAATGCAAGAGCAGATGCAAGGATAGCAGCAGCTACAACAGATGACCTTTCAGAAGGTTCAAGTAATTTATACCATACAACAGAAAGAGTACAAGACATAGTAGGTGCTATGGTTGCTTCTAATACTGAAAGTGGTATGAGTGTAACTTATGATGATAGTGATGGTACTCTAGATTTCAATGCAGATGATTTTACAATTACATTAGGTGGAGATTTATCTGGTAATGTAACTATTACAGATTTAGCAAATGGAACATTAGATGCAACTATAGTAGCTAATTCAGTTGCTCTTGGAACAGATACAACAGGAAATTATGTTGATAGTTTAGTTGCAGGGACTGGTGTTACTCTAAGTAATAATTCAGGCGAAGGTGCTACACCTACAGTAGCTATTGGACAAGCAGTAGCAACAAATTCAAATGTAAACTTTGGTTCGGTTACAACTACAGGTAATGCTACCGTAGGAGGAAATTTAGTTGTAAACGGAACTACAACTACTCTTAATACTGCTACATTAGATGTTGAAGATAATAACATAACACTTAACAAAGGTTCAGGAGACACATCAGGTTCAGCAGACGGTGCAGGTCTTACAATTCAAGATGCTGTAAATTCTTCTACAGATGCAACTATAGCCTGGAATGCAACTAATGATAACTTTGTGTTTTCACATGAAGTTGTTGCTCCAAGTTTAGATATATCAGGTAATGTAGATATTGACGGAACACTAGAAACAGATGCCTTAACTATTAACGGTACAGCTTCAGTTCCTTTTGAATCTGCTGACCACAGTAAATTAGATGGCATAGAGGCTAATGCAACAGCAGACCAAACTGCTTCTGAGATTAGAACATTAGTTGAAGCAGCAACAGACTCTAATGTCTTCACAGATGCTGACCATACTAAACTAAATGGAATAGAAGATAATGCTACAGCAGACCAAACAAATGCTGAGATTAAAACTGCATACGAAGCTAATTCAAATACAAATGCATTTACAGATGCTTCAGTAACTAAACTTAGTAACATAGAGACTGGTGCGACAGCAGACCAAACAGATGCAGAAATAAGAACTGCAATAGAGTCAGCTACAGATTCAAATGTATTTACTGATGCAGACCATACTAAACTTAATGCTATTGAAGCAAATGCTACAGCCGACCAAACAGATGAAGAAATACAAGATATAGTAGGTGGAATGCTTGATAGTAATACTGAGACAGGTATTACAGTTACATATCAAGATAGTGACGGAACAATAGACTTTGTTGTAGCATCACAAACAGATGAAAACTTTACAACTGCTGACCATTCTAAATTAGATGGTATAGAAGCTGGAGCTACTGGCGACCAAACAGCAGCAGAGATTAGAACATTAGTAGAATCTGCTAGTGATTCTAACGTGTTTACTGATGCTGACCACACTAAGCTCAATGGTATTGAAGCAAGTGCTACAGCCGACCAGACAGCAGCAGAGATTAGAACATTAGTAGAGTCAGCAACAGACTCAAATGTATTTACAGATAATGACCATACTAAATTAAATGCTATAGAGGCTAATGCTACCTCAGACCAGACCGCTTCTGAAATAAGAACTTTGGTTGAATCTGCTACAGACTCAAATGTATTTACAGATAATGACCATAGTAAATTAAATGCTATAGAGGCTAGTGCTGATGTTACAGACTCAGCAAATGTAGGAGATGCATTAACAGGATTTAGTACAACAACTGATGCAACCTCAACAGACTTAGTTGCTTTCTATGATGTCTCAGCAAGTGCTTGGGAAAAAGGAACTATAGAAGATATAGCTTTACAAGGCACGAAAGGTCAAAAAGGTGCAGGTGGAGTTCTTGGCTCTAAAGGACAAAAAGGTGAAGTAGGTCAGAAAGGACAGAAAGGTGAAGTAGGTCAGAAAGGACAGAAAGGTGAAGTAGGTGCTGATGGAAGTAACGGTACTTCAGGTAATGATGGAGCTAAAGGACAGAAAGGTGAAGTAGGTGTTACTGGAGCTAAAGGACAAAAAGGTGAAGTAGGAGCTACTGGAGACAAAGGACAAAAAGGTGAAGCTGGTATTGACGGAGCTGCTTCAGACGGTACTAAAGGACAGAAAGGACAAAAAGGTGAAGTAGGTGTTACAGGTGCTAAAGGACAGAAAGGTGAAGTAGGAGCTACAGGTAGTGCTGGTTCAAACGGTAGCAATGGTTCTAAAGGACAAAAAGGTGAAGGCGGTGCTACAGGTGCTGGTGGAAGTACAGGTTCTAAAGGTCAGAAAGGTGAAGTAGGAGCTAACGGAAGTAACGGAAGTAATGGTTCTAAAGGACAAAAAGGCCAAGCTGGTTCTAATGGTTCTAATGGTTCAAAAGGTCAGAAAGGTCAAACAGGTGCTACAGGTGCTGGTGGTGATGACGGTAATGATGGCTCTAAAGGTCAGAAGGGTGAAGTAGGTGTTACAGGTTCTAAAGGACAGAAAGGTGAAGTAGGTCAGAAAGGACAAAAAGGTGAAGTAGGAGCTACAGGTTCTAAAGGACAGAAAGGTGTAAAAGGACAAGAAGGAAACTTCGGTGGTCAAACATTTGCTTATGACTTTGATACAAGTACATCAGATGCAGACCCAGGTAACGGTGAGTTAAGATTAAATAACGGTACTGTATCTAGTGCAAGTATACTATATATTGATGACCAAGATTCAGGTGGTACTGATATACAAAGTTATTTAAGAACTATTGATGATAGTGACTCTACTATTAAAGGTCACGTAAGAATATCAAACAAATTAGATGCAACAGACTTTGCTCTATTTACAATTAGTGGTTCAATAACAGAAGCTTCAGGATATTTCAAAGTTCCTGTAGGTTATGTAAGTGGTTCAGCATCTTCATTCTCAAGTGGTGAAGACTTAATTGTAACCTTTGCAAGAACTGGAGACCAAGGTGATAAAGGTCAGAAGGGTGAAGTAGGAGCTACAGGTTCTAAAGGACAGAAAGGTGAAGTAGGTCAGAAAGGACAAAAAGGTGAAGTAGGTCAGAAAGGACAGAAAGGTGAAGTAGGAGCTACAGGTTCTAAAGGACAGAAAGGCCAGACAGGTGCAACAGGTGGTGCTGGTAACGATGGTAGTAATGGTTCTAAAGGACAGAAAGGTGAAGTAGGTGCTAATGGAAGTAATGGAAGCAATGGCTCTAAAGGTCAGAAAGGCCAAGCTGGTTCTAATGGTTCTAATGGTTCAAATGGTTCTAAAGGACAAAAAGGTGAAGTAGGTACTACAGGTGATACAGGTGGAACAGGAGCTAAAGGCCAAAAAGGTCAGGCTGGTTCTAACGGTTCTAATGGTTCTAAAGGCCAGAAAGGTGAAGCTGGTTCTAATGGTACAAACGGTTCTAAAGGACAAAAAGGACAGAAAGGTGAAGTAGGTGGTACAGGTGGAACAGGTTCTAAAGGACAGAAAGGTGAAGTAGGTGGTACAGGTGGAACAGGTTCTAAAGGACAGAAAGGTGAAGCTGGTTCTAATGGTACAAACGGTTCTAAAGGACAAAAAGGCCAAGCTGGTTCTAATGGTACAAACGGTTCTAAAGGACAGAAAGGTGAAGCTGGTACTAATGGTACAAACGGTTCTAAAGGACAGAAAGGTCAAACAGGGGCTGATTCGACAGTAGCAGGTGCTAAAGGTCAGAAAGGTCAAACAGGTGCTGCTTCAACAGTAGCAGGTGCTAAAGGTCAGAAAGGTGAGCAAGGTGCTTCAGTTACTGGTGCTAAAGGCCAGAAAGGTGAAGTAGGTGCTACAGGTACAGGTACTAAAGGACAGAAAGGTGAAGTAGGTTCTAAAGGACAAAAAGGTCAAACAGGTGCTGCTTCAACAGTAGCAGGCTCAAAAGGACAGAAAGGTCAGACAGGTGCTGATTCAACAGTAGCAGGTGCTAAAGGACAGAAAGGTGAAGTAGGTCAGAAAGGACAGAAAGGTGAAATAGGAGCTACAGGTGTAGGTCAGAAAGGCCAGAAAGGTGAAGTAGGTTCTAAAGGACAAAAAGGTCAGACAGGTGCTGATTCAACAGTAGCAGGTTCTAAAGGTCAAAAAGGTACTACAGGTACTGGCTCTAAAGGACAGAAAGGTGAAGCAGGAGCATTTACCACAAGTTCAAATGCTCAAGTTAATAGTTTAGGTGTTAACACAGCAGGCTCAGGTACAGCAGGTGAGATTAGGGCAACTAATAACATTACGGCTTTCTATTCTGATGCAAGACTAAAAGACTTTGAAGGTACTATACCAAATGCTTTAGAAAAAGTATTAGCTCTAAGTGGTTATTACTTTAGAGAAAATGAAGTAGCTAAAGAACTAGGTTACGAAAATGATAAAAGACAAGTTGGTGTATCAGCTCAAGAGGTACAAGATGTATTACCAGAGGTAGTAACAGAAGCTCCTATTGATGATAAATACTTAACAGTATGGTACGACAAGTTAGTTCCTTTATTAATCGAAGCTATTAAAGAACTAGCTGAAGACTCACATCCTGCAAAATGTTTACAAGACATGGAAGGTTTTGAAGATATACAAAGAAGGTTAGAAGACTTAGAGAATAAATAATGGCGTATACTTGTAGAGATTTAACTATTGAAGAGGCTACACATTTAGAAGAAAGTGGAGTGATAGATGAGTTTTATCTCGCAAGTGAAAAATACTTAGACGAAGATAAGAACTTTAATTATGCTAACTGTGAGATAACTACAGAGCAGTTTAATAATCTAACACAAGACCAAAAAAAATCTTTTTGGAGGTTGTTTCCAAAAGCAATAGGTAGGATTTTTGAACCAGTACCGTTTGAAGAACCATCACATATTGTATATAAAACTTTAGCTTTACAAGCTCCAGATGGATATATATTACATCTTTATAATGGATATATAGATAATAATATTTGGGTAGAGGAAAGAGGTTTAATAAGACCTGATGCTAATGGCTCAAGAGCTTATACATATACAAATGATTTTTGGACTTCTAAGTATACTTATTTAAAAAGTTTAGGTATAACTAAAATGACAAGAATTGTAGAGACAGATTCAAAGCTTGCTACTTTATTAGCTAATCCAGATACATATAGTCATAATTCACATTTAGATATTTCAACATTAGTAATTGAAGACAAAGTAAGTAGCTACTCTTGGGCTGACGTAACACATAAACATATAACAATAGATTTAACATGAGTACATTAAAAGATACAAACGTAAGCTTTGATGGCATGAGAGATGTTTTTGATACTATGAATAGTAATGGAAGCACCTCTGCTTGGTCATTAAACAATCAAAAACATATTGACCGCTCACCTTTTATTAATGGTGGTCAAGGTGATGGAAAAGTTCCGCAACTGTTCAATGATAATGAAGCTACTTCAACAACTACGATGTTAGCATCCGATTTTAAAAGTATTATGAAAATTGATAGTGGGAGTGCATCAGCAACTACAGGTACTAATAAAAATCAAACGAACCATTTCATTCAAGGGTGGGGAACACTTCACGGTATGTATGCTGCTAGTGAAGAATATATAACAAACAATAATAGCGGTATTGGTACAGCATATGATGGAACTAATAGCTATGTAGGAACTGGAAACCCTTCAGGAGTTAGTAATCAAAACTTTATACCTTTTACTAACTTTAATAGTAATTTTAATTCTAATAAAGATATTGCTGCCATTGGACTTTATACTGGAGGATTTCTGGGTCAGAACAGAAAAGTAAAATTAGTTTTTAGAGGCTCAGGAGCTAGTGCAACTGATACTGACTGGAGTAATATGTATCTAAGACAAGTAGATGATACTTACTTTGCTGGTGATGAAGCTTCTAATGTTCAGAGAGGTGTAGAACTATCTAGAACTAGCCTATCTGCATCAGTAACAACTTATTCAAATATTCTTTATGGTAGTTATTATGTACATACATGGTCTTTACCTAGTCTAGTTAGTTTTAGTAGTACATCTACAACCTGGGTTAAGTTTGATTAATATGATACAATCTTATAATGAAAAAATTAGTTATAAGCTTACAAAGAAGAACAGATAGAAAAAAAGAATTTTATAAAAATAATTTAATAAATTATGAATTTATAAAAGCAATAGACTATAAAAGATTAGATGACTTTATAGTTGATGAAGGGTTTAAAGACCCATTTAAAAATAGACCAGTTTTAGAAAGTGAAGTAGCATGTTTCTTATCTCATAAAAAAACATGGGAAAAATGTTTAGAATTAAATGAGCCTGTAATTATCTTAGAAGATGATGCAGTAATAAATGAAAGATGGGATGAAGAATACTACAAAGACTTAATAAATAAATACGATTTTATATACTTACAAAAGAATGAGAACGAACCTGACAAAGTTATAAGTATAGATAATAGATTAGAAATACCTTCTTATCCTTATAATTTAACAGGCTACATAATAAAACCTTCAACGGCAAAAATTTTATTAGATAATATAGATAAAATTATTCCTGCTGATGAGTATGTACCTAAATTAATAAAGGAGAAAATTTTGAATAATGTAGTTTCGCTAAAACAAGATTCTTGTAATCAGATATCTAGGGATGTAAGCCCAAGTGATATTGAAGTCTCTTCAGGTATAGCTAGAAACTTTAAAGTACATCCGCTTACTATTGGAACAGATAGAAAGAAATGTTCTAGATTATTTACAAGTGCTAGAAGTTGTGGAGTAGATGTAGTAAATCTAGGAAACAATGTAGAGTGGAAAGGTACTGATATGTCTGGCCCAGGTGGAGGCATGAAAGTAAACTTGTTAAGAAAATATATTAATAAGTTACCAGACAATGATGTAGTTTTATTTACAGATGCGTATGATGTTTTTTATGCAGATAATTTAGAAACTATTACAGAAAGATACTTAGGATTTAATTGTAAGGTTTTATTTTCAGCAGAACAATACTGCTGGCCTGATGCAGATTTAGAACATGTGTTTCCAGATGCTCCTACTAAATATAGATTTTTAAATAGTGGAACATTTATAGGTGAAGTAGGTGAGCTTAAAAAGATACTAGAAACTGATTCTGTAAACGATGATGGAGATGACCAGTTATATTATCAAAAGATATTTTTAAGTGATAAGTTTGATATACAACTAGACTATGAAGGTTATATATTCCAAACACATGAAGCAAGTGCCACAATGCTTGAAGGACAACTTCATAATCCAGTAACAGGATGTTGTAGTTGTATTTACCACGGTAATGGAGGGGACTTAACAAAGAAGAAATTTGACCAGATGTATGACAGATTTTTTCCAACTCCTAAAGAATTATTTACAACACACGAAGGTTTTGAAATATTAGATGATGACATATTGCTTGTAGATTTTATGACACAAGAACAATGTGAAAGAATGATTGAAATAGCTGACAATCATGGAGACTGGGGTTCTTTAGATTATGATAAGTTCCCAGCACAAGAGATAAGATTAAAAGAGTTAGGACTTTGGGAAGAACTAGAAAGTCATTGGCAAAAAAATATAGTTCCAATTATAGAAAATTATTGGAAGCCAATGGAAATGTACGGACTTAGAGATGCGTTTGTAATGAGATACTCAGTCGATACACAAAAAGATTTACCTTTACATACTGATTCTAGTTTAGTTACAGGAAGTGTAAAATTAAACGATGATTATGAAGGTGCTGATTTAGTTTATCCAAGACAGAATTTTAGTAATAAAAATATACCTGTAGGAAAATGTATATTATTTCCTGGAATGGTAACACACGGACATGCATGTCGAACCTTAACCAAAGGAGTTAAATATAGTTTTACTATATGGTCAAACAGATATCCTGGGGACGGTATGTAAAATGGAAGATATGCATTTTTTTTGGAACGTAATATTAACTTTAGTTGTAGCTCCTATAATTTTTTCAATACGTAAAAATGAAACAGAAGCTAAAAGGATAGATATATTGGTAAATAAAACTAGAGAAGAACTAGCAAAAGAGTACGTTACTAAACAAGAAGTAAAAGAAGATATGGGAATGCTAATGGAAAGATTAGAGAAGCTACATGAGAAAGTAGATAAATTATTTGAGGTGAAATAATGGCGAGAAAAAAGTCAAACAGAAAAAGAGCCAAACAAAAAAGACAAGACTATAGAGTTGGTGGAAACGTATTTAATCCAAACAGGGTAGATAGCTCTATGCCTGTTAAACAATCAGTAGGGAAGCCTGAAGAACAAATGTTTATTCAGAGGCCATCAGAGGCAGTATTAAAGCCTAAGCCATTTCAACCTAAGCCGATTGATAAGGTTACAACACCTCCTCCAGTACAACAGAAACCTCAGCCTAAACCTTCTGTAGCTATATCTAGTGGCCCAGGATTTACAACTGGAACAGATGCTTCTAATAGAGAAGACTATATAGACAGAAACCTGGGTAGACGAAGAACTCCAATAGATGACAGAGATGACAGAGATGAGAGAGATGAACCTAGAGACCCACCAGGCGGTAATGCAACAATAATTGTTAATGGTTTCATTTACAGATGGAACGGTTATACGTATGTAAATACAGGTCAGAGAGCTGGTGGTCAGGATGACGGTGGCGGAGATGACAACGGTGGTGGTAATGATAACGGTGGCGGTGATGAAGGTGGTGGTAATGAACCAGACCCAGACCCCTTAGAGACTATGACTGATGCTCAAAGACAAGCAGCATTTGAACAAGAAAGAAGAATAAGAAATATTGAAGAAGGAAGAACATCTCAAGATATAGCTTCAGGTAATATACCAGAAGGTACTGTACCAGTTCCTACAGTTATGGGAATAGGTAGAGAAGGTACAGAAGCACCTATTGTTCAATCTCCAGATGCAGGACAAGCAAGTACATTTGATATAGACCCAACACCAGAAGAAACAATTAGTCAGGTAGAAGAGGTCTCACAAATAGACCCAGCCAGAGAAGTTACAACTACAGCAACACCTACAGCAAGTGTAGATAAAGCTGCTGAAGCCAGGGCTGCTCAACAAGATAAAGAAGAACTTAGACTAGCAGAAGCTGCTGAAGTAGCTGATGTTACTCCAGTTGAAGATGTCGATGTTGTTGTTACACCAGGAGCTGTAGCTAAAGTTGTTACAGGAACATTAAGTCCTGGAGCGAAAGCAAGAATTGTAGAAAATACAGGTACAAATTTAGCTAGAGTTACAAGAGCTAAAAAGCAATTAGCTAATGCTGGCTTAGAAGAAGGAGCTATACAAGAGTTAGGTAAAGACCCTGAAACTCTTGAAGCTAGACTTACAGATTTTACAGAAGAAGAAAGAGGTATTATAGAAGGATTACCTGAAGAAGCTTTAGTATCTAATCAACTTGAAAGTTTATTAACTGGTATAGAAGAAGGAGAGATTCCAACATGGGCTAGACCTGCTGTTGCATCTGTTGAAGCTATGTTAGCTAAAAGAGGATTAGAAGCATCTTCAATAGCTAGAGATTCATTAGCTAATACTATTATCCAAGCATCTTTACCTTTAGCTCAAGCAAATGCTCAAGCTATTCAAGCTAGTGTATCTCAACAAAGAAACATAGAGGCTGCTGTATCTGAGGCTAATGCTCAAAGAGAGCAACAAACTGTATTAAAGAATGCAGAGAATGTATTTAAATTAGATATGGCTAACATGGCTGCTGAACAACAAACTGAATTAGCTAACAGTAAGTTTTTACAAACAGTTAATTTAACAGAAGCTAATCAAGAACAGCAAGCAGCAGTTTTAAATGCAACTAATATTGCAAGAGCTGATTTAGCTGAAGCTGACTTTTATCAGAAAGCACAGATAGATAATGCAAAGAATTTCTTAGCTACTGATATAGCTAATTTAAATAATAGACAACAATCAAATGTTATTAAAGCTCAGTACGAACAGCAAAGATTATTAAGTAATCAAGCAGCAGAAAATGCTATGGGTCAGTTTAACGCTACTAATGATAGACAGGCTCAACAGTTTATGGCACAAATTGAAACACAAATAAGACAATACAATGCAGGCTATATAAACGCTACAAATCAATTTAATGTACAAGCTCAAAATGCTGCTGAAGCTAGAGATGCTAATAGAGTATCAGATGTTAATAAAGCTAATGCTGCAATTATGAATCAAGTAGAACAGTTTAACGAGCAATTAAATTACAATAGACAACAATGGAATGCTGCTAATGAACAAGCAGTTATTAATTCTAATATAGACTGGAGAAGAAGAGCAAATACTGCTGATACTGCTGCACAAAATGCAGTTAATCAACAAAATGCTCA